CGTTTGAAGAGAAGGGCACAACATTTCCGCGCAACCGTCTTAACTACTTCTTTGAGCTTCCGCGTGACATGCAGCCGGATGCCGTTGTGGCATTCATCGATACCGCTCAGAAGGGAAGTGACTATGTCGCTGCAGGCATCGGAATGATCTATGGCGAGGACTGCTACATTCCTGCAGTTGTGTTTGACGACTCTCCGCCTGAAGCGACAGTCCCGCAGGTCGCTCAGCTTCTGATGAAGTGGAAGGCTCAGAAGGCTACATTCGAGTCCAACAACGCGGGCCAGTATTACGCCCGTGATGTGTCGGACATCCTGCGTAACCGCAAATATCAGTGCGGAGTCGAGACGAAATACACCGTCAGCAACAAGCAGACACGTATTGAGATGGCCTCGGCAAACATCATCAAGCACTTCTGGTTTCTGCATGAGTCCCGCTATGACAAGGCATCTCAGTATGCGCAGTTCATGAGGAACGTGTGGCAGTACACACGCTCAGGTAAAGTCCCGCATGATGACGGTCCGGATATGCTCTCCATGATGGAAAACGGCATCCGCGGACTCGCACTCGCGAAGGTTGAGATCATTAAGCGGCCGTTCTGACTGCACTCAACTGCACTCACTTTTCAAATTGAGAGGTTAACCATTATGATCGACAATTTAATTGAACTATGAACGGAGGTACGGAGATGGATTATGTACTTACCGGCCGCCGGAAAATCCTTACGGATGAAGCGGCTATTACCAGTGAAAATATCATCCCTGTGCTTCAGAAGGCTTTAAACGTTCATCTGATCAACTCAGGAGAGATCAACTATCTGGACCGCTACGTAGGCGGTATCCAGCCGATTCTGGAAAGAGTCAAAGATGTTCGGCCTGAGATCAACGAGAAAATCGTAGAGAATCACGCTGCGGAGATCGTCGATTTCAAGGTCGGATACTTCCTGTCACATCCGATCAGCTACGTCTCAGCGAACCAGTCAGACACCATCAGTGATGATCTGGCACTGCTGAACAAGTATGTCGATACGGAAGACAAGGTCACTCACGACAAGGACATTGCGGTGTGGAACCACATCTGCGGAACTGCATACCGCATGTCACTGCCGAATGCCTATGCGGATCCTGATGAGGGTGAAGCACCGTTCAAGTCTTTCTCGATTGATCCGCGTTATGCCTTTGTGGTCTATCAGAATTACATGGACGAACCGGAGATGCTTGGCGTTAAGTACATCGTCAGAGAAGACGGAACAACGATCTTCTCGGCATATACGGATTCCGAGTACTTCGAAATTGCTCAGAACAGCTTCGGATGGCAGCTTCTGAAAGACCTGCCGAATCCTCTGGGCAGGATCCCGATTGTGGAATATCCGCTTAACCGTAAGCGGCAGGGAGCTTTCGAGCTTGTAATTCCGCTGCTTGATGCGATCAACCTGACTGCTTCAGACCGTCAGAACGGTGTTGAACAGTTCGTGCAGGCGCTGATGCGGTTCCACAACGTCGACATTTCATCTAGTGACTTCAAGCAGCTGAGAGATCTCGGGGCAATCAAATATGCGGATCTTGACGGCAAGAAAGCTGAAGTCGACTACATCACTGCAGATCTGTCGCAGGCGGACACGCAGGTGCTTGTAGACCATATGTATGAAGTGGTGCTGACGATCTGCGGAATGCCTAACCGAAACGGCGGAAGCTCCACATCAGACACAGGTGTGGCGGTTGAATACCGTGACGGATGGAATGATGCTGAGGGCCGTGCTCAGAATACCGAGGACTACTGGAAGAGATCCGAGACCAAGACACTGAAGATCCTTGTGCGGATCATGAACACTCTGGTTGGAACAGATCTGAAGGTGAACGACATTGATGTTGTCTTCACCAGACGGAACTATTCAAATCTCGCGGGTAAATCCAGTGTGCTGATCAGCATGCTGAACTGCGACAAGATCCATCCGAGACTGGCGTTTGAAGCATCAAACATGTTTGTGGATCCTGAGAGGGCTTATCTGATGAGCCGTGACTGGTGGGAAGAACAGCAGGCAAAGGCACAGGAAGAGGCTCTGCAGGCACAGGAACAGGAGGCTGACGATGGCGAAGAAAAGACTGACACCGACGCAGATAGAACTGATTGAAGAAATCATCAACAGGCCGTTCGGAGTCGCTGAGGTCAAGATCGAGCATGCCGAGCCTGTGATCATTGAGGTCCGAAGGAAGCTCGTCAAGAGTGACAGCGATTGATCTCTACCTCGCATCCTTCGATGAGATTCACAGAGGGACAGTCAGATACACGGAAGCCGTAATGGCTGATACCCGTCTTTCCCGTAAAGAGAAGCGGGAGGCTGTATGTGACTTCCTGCTGGATTATCTGATTGATGCATATCTGCTCGGCCTGCAGACAGGTTCGGACTTCCTTGGCTTTGAAACCGAAGCAGACATCAGCAAGATGCGCAGTGCGATCGAGAAGAAGATCGCAGGAAAAAACTTCAGAGACCGTGCCGATGACCACATTCAGGAGAACAGTCCTGAGCGGATGGCGCAGCTCGCGGAATCTGAGTTTCACAGAGTATTCAACGCTGCGGAAATGGACGCGGCGCGGAAATATGAAAAAGACACAGGAAATCCTGTGTACAAGACATGGCGGACTGTAGGCGATACCAGAGTCCGCGAGACGCACGACTACATTGAGAACGTGCGCGTCAGACTGGATGAGAAGTTCTACACCTTTGACGGGGACTCAGCCCTTCAGCCTGGCGGATTTGAAACAGCTGAGAACAATGCCGGTTGCCGGTGTTGGTTAACTTTATCAGCGACAGAGAAGTCGTAAATCACAGCATGACAGAGAAGTCATAAATCGCAACCAACGCGGGAGAGAACCCGCTATAGAAATATCGCAGGAGGAAAACATGGGTTTTTTGCAGGATCTTCTCGGTGAAGCCTATAAAGACGGCATGACCGTAGATGAAATCGAAACAGCACTTCAGACAGCCGGAGTCGGCGTGGTCGACGCTGAGCTGAGCGGCAAGTATGCCAAGCTGAAGGATGCATTCAACAAGAGTTCTTCTGAGACAGCTAAATACAAGAAGCTGTACAACGAAAAGCTCAGTGATGATGAGAAACAGAAAAACGAACAGGCTGATCTGCTGAAGACACTTAAGGAAGAGAACGAAAACCTCAAGAAAGCGCAGACAGTAGCAGATTACACAGCTCACTTTCTGAGTCTTGGATTTAATCAGGACAGCGCAGCCGCCACAGCTAAAGCAATGGCTGAAGGCGACATGGCAACGGTGTTCAAGAACACTGCAGCCGCAAATGCAGCGCTTGAGAAGAAGATCCGCGCAGAGGCTATGAAACAGACTCCAACTCCGCCTGCCGGAGACGGCAACGACATCATGACAAAAGAGAGGTTCGACAAGCTCGAATGGAACAAACAGCTGGAATGGATTAAAGAACATCCCAACTGGAAGTCGGAACTCAAGTAACACAAGAAAGGATGGTATTAACCATGGCTACATTCTTAGGATATCCCTTTGATCCGGAGCTCTTTGACTACAACTGGGGCCAGATCAAAGATCCTACGCTCACGGCAATGTTTGAATCTGGTGCGGTCGTTCAGGACAGCGAGATCGCTAACCTGATCAGCAAGGGTTCAAATACATACACACTGCCGTTCCACAATGTCCTCGGTGGTACTGAAGACAACTATGACGGTCAGACAAACATTACAGCAACAATCCCGGATGGCGGAGCGCAGTCCGGTATCGTCTATGGCCGTGCACATGGCTGGACTGAAAAGGACTTCGTCAGAGACTTCAACTCCGGTGCTGATCCGATGCGTCAGATCACTTCACAGGTCGACAAGTTCTGGCAGAAGAAACGTCAGGGAAGACTGATCGGTATCCTCGACGCAGTATTCGGAATCACAGGCAATGCTGACTGGGCGCTCCATACAACCGACATTTCCTCTTCCAGTTCTACTGTCACAGACAACAACAGAATCGGTCCGGCAACAGGCAACGATACGATCACAAACGCACTCGGCGACAACAGAGGCCTGTTCTCCCTGGCTATCATGCATTCTCAGGTTGCATCTGCTCTTGAGAAGCTGAATCTTCTGACATTCCGCACATACACTGATGTGAACGGTATGACAAGAAAACTGAACATCGCTGACTACAACGGTATGACAGTCATCGTTGATGACGGTCTTGCACCTTCATCCGGCAAGTACACAACCTACCTGCTCGGTAACGGTGTGATCAGATTTGCCAAGGCACCGGTTGAGCGTCCTTCTGAACTGGAAAGATCTGCTGCTACAAACGGCGGCCAGACAACTCTGTACACCAGACTCCGTGAAACAATCCATCCGTATGGATTCTCCTTCACAATGCCGCAGAACGCGGGCTCTGTCTCCCCGACAAACGCTCAGCTGTTTGCTACTGCGAACTGGTCCATTCCGACTGGTGTTGACTGCAAGAACATCCCGATGGCACGTATCATCTCCAACGTCTGAGGTGGCTGATGTATTACGTGGTTGGCGATAGCGTCTACAGACAGCGTGACGATGGTAAATACGTAAACGTAGAGATCATCGGAAAAGATAAAGTGACCGAGATCAGGGAACTCGAAAGCGTCACCGTCAACGAAGGGGACGTCGTCATCGACGATGTTGGCGGTGCGTATCCCTGCACCCTCGACACGATCATCAGAAAATTCAATTTAACCGAAAGCAATCCTGTGAAGTTCGCTGAAAAACCCAAGAAAGCTCCCGCAAAGAAGCCTTCAAAGAAGACAGTGAAACCGCAGGAAGACGAGGACTTTTAACAGGAGGCAGTCAGCATGACAGAGGAACAGATGCTTACTATGTTGAAAAACATGACAGATGAGACCGATGAAACACTGCTGACTGCAGCTCTTGATTATGCCGGTCAGCAGGTACTGAACAAGGTGTATCCGTTTGATGCAACTGTGTCTGTTGTACCTGCGCGGTATCGTGTGAACCAGCTCGACATCGCCGCTTATCTGCTGAATAAGAGAGGTGCTGAAGGTCAGCTGGTAATGAGTGAAAACGGTATCTACCGGTCCTTTGAATCTGCTGCAATTCCGGACAGCATGTTCAACGGGATCGTGGGTTTTGCAGGCATCATCTCATGAGATGCCTCAGACGGAATAAGCGCGGTATAAGTTATGCGCTTTTTGCTGGAAAGTTCCCTCTAACTGATCAAGAGGGATACCTTACAGGCGAAAACGTACTGACTTATAAAGCTGCGGTTACTCTGGAAGCAAACTTCACCCCTGCATCCGGAAGCTCTACGATCGAACAGTTCGGAAACGTTCAGGACTATGATCGCGTGATCATTACGGACGATATGGATTGTCCGATCGACGAGAACTCGATTATCTGGGTAAATAAGATTCCTGCTGTTGCGGATACATTCAGTCCGGTCGTCCCCGCAGACGACCTTCTGCCGGACGAATCCCTGTATCCTGCCGAAACGACATACGAGTATGACAACTACAACTATGTAGTCCGTCATATCGCAAGAGGTCTCCATTCGATCGCATATGCGATCTCAAAGGTGGATGATCATGTCAAATAAAGTCATTAAGATCGACATCAATGATCCCGGCTCCATCAGCAAAGCGCTTGAAGAAGTCAAAGCATACCGTCAGATGATTGTTGATGGGTCCCGAGCCCTTGTCGACAAGCTGTCTGATATCGCTGTGACATCTGCTTCAGACAGCTATGCTATGGCCCCGTATGCCGGTGACAATGATGTGTCTGTCAGCTGTCAGCGTGCAGGTGATCTGCAGGCAACAATCAGCGCGACAGGCAACGCGACTTTATTCATTGAGTTCGGTACGGGTATCAATAAAGCAGATGCTCCGGAGGCAAGAGCTGATCTTAAATCCGGAACAGTAGTCGGGCATGGCCAATATGGTCATCATCTCGGACGTCTCAAAGACGGATGGCGGTATGTCGGGTCGATCGGCAGCAATCCGCCAGGCGACACACAGATCATTACAGAGGGAGATCACAAAGGATCTGTACACACTTATGGTAATGATGCTGTACCAGCTATGTACATGGCCAAAAAACAGGCTTCAAATAAACTCCCCGAGCTTGTCAAGGAGGTATTCAAGTGATCGACAAACGGAACGAGCTGTTCACAAGATTAAAAACAGCCGTATGCGCTGAATATCCCGGTGCCAATGTAGAGGCTGAGTATGTCAATGAGCCGTCGAGCTTTCCCCATGTCAGCATGGAAGTGCTTGATATGGAACCGATGTATACCGACAACACTCCTCATGAGAAATACACACGGATTGTCCTTGAAATTTCGGTTTATTCAAACAAGAGATCAGGAGCGCTCAGCGAAGCATTCAGGATCGCTGATATCGTGTCAAACGAAATGCTGCTGTGCAATATGGTTCGGATCTATGGTCCGAGAGTACTTGCAAATCTCGCAAACAACTCAATCAAACGGCTGGTCCTCAGATTTGAAGGAACAGCTGACGAAAACTGTTTTTACAGGAGGTAAACACCATGGCTTCTATCACCATGTACACATTCCTCATGGTTAAAGACACAGGCAATGACTATGAGGAAGTAATCCACATTAAGGATTATCCTGATCTGATTCCGCAGCGTGAACAGGTTGAGACAACCGACCTCGCAAAGGATACACGTACCTACATTCCAGGTATCCGCGGACAGGACGGTTCACTGGACTTCACCTTCAACCTTGAAACAGCTTATATCACTAAGCTGAAGACTCTTGAAGGCGTTGAAAAGGACTATGCAGTCTGGATGGGCGGCACAGCTCCGGCTACGGCAGGCGGCGACCCGACACCGACAGGCGACATTCTGAAGGTTGGCGGCAAAGGCATTCTGTCTTTCTCCATTTCCGGCAAGGGTGTCAACGATGTCCGTGAAGGCGTGATGCATCTCACACCGACAACCGACTGGGATATCATTGACTGACGTTGAGCGACATACTCATAGGAGGATAAATCATGGCTACTAAAATCGTGTTTGAAGCGGACGGAACAAAGTACACACTGGAGTATTCAAAGAAGACCGTCAAGGCTCTTGAGTCCAGAGGATTCAACATCCGCGATGTTCAGGCGAGACCGATGACTCTGCTTCCGATGCTCTTTGAAGGAGCATTCGCACTGCATCATCCGAAAACATCGTCTGAGACAATTCAGAAGATCTTCGGCAGAATGACTGACCGTGAAGAGCTGTTCGATGCGCTTGTATCAATGTACAACGCTCCGATCGAAGGACTGTTTGAGGATCCGGACGAAGAAAAAAACGCGCTCAGCTGGACTCAGACCGAATAGGACAGGAGTCCGGCAAAGCTGCCGAGAGTTATTCCGAGACATTTGACCGGATGTGTCCGGTGCTCATGGCTATGGGTATGTCGTATGACGAATACTGGAATGGTGATAATT